CATGTTGGATAGAGCCATCATAACCTGCAATCTCAAGCAATGTCTCACGGCTGTACACACCTTCACGCTTCATGATCTCCAACAGCTCAGGCACTACTCGGATGGTTTCTCCACCTGCCCCTTGCTGTACGAATACATTTCCAATAAACGGTTCAATACCTTGTGATACCCCGCCCATAAGCTGGCTTGTTGACATGGTGGGAGCAACAGCAAGGCGGTGTGTATTTCGGACTCCAAATCCTTTGCAATAAGCAGGCTCTCCAAGTTGTCCCGCAAGATACCTGCTTGCCTCTGTTGACTTCTTGTTAATTCCATCGAAAATCTCCACGTTAAGTTTCCGAGCTGTGAAGCTCTCAAAGGGAATCATTCGCTTGTGCAGCAATGAGTGCCAACCGAGAACACCTAAGCCTAACGCACGGCTCTTTTCAGTACTCTCCAGCGCCTTTTCAAAGCCTCTCTTGCCAGCAGCCATCGACAGGAACTCACTAGTAACACAATCAAGAAATACTGTCGCAGTAAATACAGCATCCGTGTCTTTCCACTCATCATACTTCTCCAAGTTCATACTTGCCAAGATACAGGTAAATGTCTCTGTCTCACCGCTGTGTAGCATGATCTCTGTACACAGGTTAGAGGCTTTAACATCCAAGCTATGGGCTTTGTACATCTCAGGACGGGCATTGGCTACCTTATCGGTAAACAAGAAGTAACCCTTACCTGTCAGCATCTTCAGCTTCAAAGCCTTCTGATAACGCTCAATGGCTTCAGGATGTCCTGAGTCCAAAGAGTCCATAAAGTCCTGACTGACTGTCCAACCCACATTAGCATCATCAGGATTGTTCTTCACCCAATCAGCTAACTCGTTAAAGTCAGGATGATCAATAGGTAAGTAACCTGCCCAAGCGCCTCGCCGTGCAACGCCTTGGGTAACACGCTTCATAGCGTCTACATAAGTTTGAAAAACTGGTAGAACGCCTGACGCAGTTCCTCCAGTCGCGATTTGTGAGCCCCGGGGTCGAATATCGCCCAAATAGCCACTAGTGCCAAAGCCATTCTTAGTAAGAACTGCTGTATCAAGTAGTTCACCATAAAAGTCAGCAACGCTATCGCCAATATACTGACCGCTACAAGCAACAGGCATCCCTTTATTAGTGCCGAGATTAGCCAGCGTAGGCGTTGAAGGACTAAGCCAGCCATTCCAAATAACTTCATAAAACTTACCTTTCCAATCAATGCCATCTTTAGGTGCATGTTTAGCTGCTGTCTCAGCGATCTGCTCTGCACGGTTCTTGAAGCTTGTAGAGCCTTCCATGTACTTAGACTTGAACAGACCCCAACCTCCTGTCTGATACCAGTTAGGCAGCAGTCCTTCCTTTTGCAGACGCTTACGCTCCGCACTCAAGAACTCATATTTGTTATCCAATACAGGTGTACTTACCATGTGAAAGCCTTTTCATTCCATTTACGGTTATATTGATTGCCAACCTTGGCGAAGAAATCGTGGATGGTACTGGAGCTGATGCCCAAGTAGAACCACTCAGAGATTGTATCACCAGTTGCATCAAAGATACTGTCAAAGCCCAAATTGTTCAAGCAGATGTTAGCTCGTGCATTCACGAAAGCTTTCATGGCCTGAGCATTGATGCCTTCAATGTCCCCGTGAGAGAACAACAGGTCAACAATACGATGCTCATGGTCAACCAATGCCTTAGCTGCTTGCTCAACTCGTGCCTTCATCCATGCCTTGTCTAGCTTGTTCTCTTCCATGTATGTACGGAACAACCAAGCACCTGCTTCATGGTGGATATTCTCATCTCGCACGGAGAAGTTGATACCTGCCACGAGGTTACTCAGCTTGTTCTTACCGTTACTCTGGAAGTGCTTCAGGAAAGCAAAGCTAGAGTACAGCACACAGCCTTCCATCATGCTAAAGACTGCCAAGGAAAGAGGAACATCCCTACCACTAACAATGGTGTCCAAGTACCCGATACGACTAGCCAATACTGGATCGTATTGCCAAGACTGATGGAAGTCCTCAGTAGCCAAGCCCAGAAGTTCGTTAATGCGGTTGTAAAATCGTGCATGGACATTGCTCTCAAAGTAACAGAAGGCATCAGCCATCAAACCAATATCAGGATGCTGGAAGTTAGGTTTAACAGTACCAGACCAATACTCATCACCAACAATACGCTCGTACTTGGTAAAGAGTTTCAGTGAGGTAGTCACACCATGTCGTTCGCTAGGAGTAAAGTCGGTGAGGATGCTATGCACATCCTTCTCCAAGTCAATCTCGTCAAAGGTCCAGAATACACCGTTCTGTTTATCTGCAAAGGCCAGAGCCTCTGGATAGTCAAAGGTGTAAACATCCTTTTTAGTTAGTAGGTTTCTCATTCAATTTCTTTCATTAGTTGTTCTTGTTTATCTTCAATGTAATCTTCAAAGCGTTCAATGATGTCATCACTGTGGATGTCTAACAACTCCAGCAGTGTGACTTCATCGACTCGTTGAAGCTTCTCTTTCAGTTCTTCAAAAGTCAGATTCATAACTAGCAATCAGCTTATCCAAATACCAGCGAGCTTTCTTCAAGTCCTCGACACCATTCTTGTCCATGAAGCGCATCAGGTATTGCATCATCTGCACATAGTCGGCAATGAACATTCCAGATGAGTGCATTTCCATCTTTGTTACTAGCTTTTCGATAACATCCCGAACTTCAATACCCTTGTCTTCAAACAGCATATAGTGCTTAGGCTTCTCCACAGGATCGTGGGTAATACCCTTGTAGGACACCCAGAAGTCTTCAGTCGCAACTTGATCAACTCCATCTTTAAACCACTCATCAATCGCCTCTTTAAGCGGCTTTGCTCCGTGACTTTGAGTCATATAAACTGTTCCTTTCACAAAGTTCGAGTAGCCTGTGCAGGTAACACAAGGTGCTTCGAGGTCACGATCCATCAAAGCATAGAAGCAGTCATTACACTTGTTTTCCACTGTATTTCCTTTCAAGGTACTCGATAGACAACAGCATCTCATCGAAGCCACCATCCTTGACATCATTCAGCATAACCAAGCCCCGCCAGTGACGATTGCTCAGTTGATCCATGTAGTCTTCATCATGTAGGTAATAGCTACCAGCAATGATACCACAGATAGGCTTCCCATCAGCTCGCTTACCATAAGCAATCTGCTTACCTTGTTGATGCCCTGCAACGCAGCTCATATGAAGCTTGTTGATCAGAGCAGCAGCAGTGCCAGCAGGCCTGCCCATAGCACCAACAGGCCAATAGTGATTAAAACCAACCCCGTTGATGAATATAGGATGTAGAAAGTCGTGTACTTCCCAATCTTTGTCGTATTCGAGGTCTTTAACACTGATCAGTCCTTCCAACGTAGGGTTATTGTTCACAGCTCGGTTGATACGGTTCTCATGGTTACCCAGAGTCAGGATCATCTTAGGCTTGTACACCTTGTGTTTGGTTTCCTTCTGAGTCTTCTGCAAGTCCCGCAGAGGTTTCAGAAGCTTTTGCATAGCTGCCTTGACAACCTCTACATCTTTCTTGTAGCGAAGACCTTCAAAGTACTTAGACCCTTTGACATCATGTGTAGACAAAGAAGGCATGTCCGCAAAATCACCAATGTTTATCACAACATCAGGGCGATAGTCACAGATAGCCTTCCCTGCCCACTCAAGATGCTCCAAAGGAACTCCTTCTTTGACCTGAGCGTCAGGGATGACTAAGATTTTCATGCTTATTCGGCCTCTTTAGTAAAGTACTCACCAGTCCAAGAATCAAGGTAGTCAGGGTAGCTCTCGTACATTCCTTTCAGATACATCGGCTCTTCCAGTCGCACTTGATGCTTAATAGGATAACCAAAAATAGTCTCCAAGAACTTCACATAGTCATCCATGCACTCGTGCCATGAAGCTCCGGGAGTACTGATCTCTTTCTTGTATACCTTACCGTTACAGTCGATGTAGGTAAAGCCATATGTTTGCATGATGTCATCATTCATCGTTCATCTCCTTCACCACTAATGGTATTGTTCATTTGTCGTGCTGCAAGTTTCTGTAAGTTCTTACTTGCCAGATCAGCCAAACTCCATCCCATCACTGTAGACAAACCTGCGATCTGCCACAGTACATCGCCTACTTCCTTTTGCATACCTGCTTCATCCAAGACACCATCTCGAATCCACTTGGCATACT